ATCAAGTATAAAAAGTCAGCAAGTAGGATTAATGGAAACATTTAGTGAATTTAAAATATACGACGAAGATATTTTTAATGTTGAGGATTTAAACAAAGATGATGAAGAAGATGTTAATGAAGCTTTGGTTGATTTTAAGGATAATTTTTTATCTGAGTTAATAAAAAATTATATTGTCTTTGAGCTAAAAGCACAAATCAGTGCTAAAGAAAATAATACTGGTATAGAATATGAAGCTAAAAGCAAATCAATTAGATTGTCTCTTAAAAATAAAAGTAAGCTTGCAACTTTCTTAAATAGTAAATCAAACATTGATGATTTAAGAAAAGCTATTCAAAAACCTGATGTTCAAAGAATTGGTTCTTCACCTAATAAAAAAATAAGTAGTAATAGCAGTAATTTAGAACAAGGAATAATTGAAAAGTTTGAATTTAACGAAGAAGGTTTATATCTAAAATATGTAAGTGATTACAATACAAAGAAAAAGAAACCGATCTTTGATGAAAAGACTTATAAATACGAAGATATGCCTTTCATTAAAGTATTATTACAAGCACTACAAAATAAATAATTTTATTGCTTGTAAATTATAATTTTGATTGTTATTATATTTTTATGATGAATAAAGATAAAATATATAGAACAACAATATTAGATAAGTATTTAAAGTATATTACTATGTTTAAAAACAAAAGTATGTCTAATATAGAAAATATACTACCTGATCACTTTTTAGAAGAATGGAGAAAAGATTTATTATTATCTGAAGAAAAGATTAAAGCGATAGACTTTGGTTTTGATTATTTGGACAAGTTTGAAAAAAATCAGCAGATATTTGAAAAAATTGAAAATGCAAAAGTAAATGGAATAGCTTATAGAGTTTTTAAAGAGCTAGAAAAAAACGAAACAATTTCTAGCAACTTACACAAATTCAGGCCAAACAAAGGTTATGCTAAATTAATAAAGTATAATCAAGCATCTACAGTAACAGGAAGGTTAACGACTGCAACTGATAGTCCAAATATATTAACTTTGCCTTCTAGATGTAGAAAGATATTTGAAAGTAGGTGACAAGAGTCAGGAGAGTTGATATATGTAGATTTTAAAACTTTAGAGCCTAGAGTGATTAGAAAGATAAACAATAAAGACGCTGCTGAAGACATATATCTGGAAATATCAAATAGCTTAGATTTCGAAGTTGATCGTGTTATAATTAAAAGAGGCATTATTTCTACATTATATGGTGCCACTTCACAAATTTCAGGTTTAAGTAAAGAAAGAAGTAATACAGTTTTAGAAGCGACTAGACAGTACTTTGATATGTCATCAATTGCAAAGAAAGCATATTATACATATGACGACGTTGGTTGCAGAAGAAACTTTTTTGGTCGGCCTATATGGAACATAGAAGAAACTAAAGAAAACAAAATAGTAAATAACTACATACAATCTACAGCAGTTGATATTGCATTAAGCTATTTTTCAGAATTGTGCGATAAAATTGATTTAGAGTTGTGCAAGCCTATCTTTATAATTCATGACGCATTAGTATTAGATGTACATGAAAGCTATATTGATGTATGTAAAAGTATAATAAAAACAGGATATACATGTCCGAAATTAGGGCATTTTTCAATTGACATAGACAATCTATCGGAGACATTTTAATGTATAAACAAAGAGACTTTGAAAATTTATGGGCAAAATATGAAGGTTTACTTAAATCGCTAAAAAGTGAAGAAATTAATAAGCTTTTAGAAGATCAAGGGCAAAGAATTATTATGACGTCTTTCTCACAAAGAGAGAAAGAGCCTTTTTGCGGAATAGGTGGTATTGTTGATTATTCTTTAAGACTTGCAAAAAATGCAAATGCAATTTGTAAAGCTTTGAATTATGATGTCGACAAATCAAGCATTATTAAATGTAGCTTGCTTTCAATTGTAGGTAGAATAGGAGACGCATTTGAAGACAGGTTTGTAGAAACAACATCAGAATGGCATAAAGAAAAGTTAGGACAATATTTTGACTGGAATGAAAGCTGCTCAAAATATCAAGTTAATGATATGACTTTGTGGTTTTTACAGAACTACGGGATTAAATTATCTTGGAACGAATGGAACGCTATATTTTTATTGAAAGATATGTCATCTGAAGATAATAAGTTTTATAGTGAACATAAATCTAGACTTTCACTTATTTTAAACTTAGCGCATGAAGCAACTATTAAAGACGAGTTTGATTCCTTGCGAGGAACATATACAGTACCTTTTTAATATATATAAATAAACATATTGAGCAGGTAAAAATGAAATATAATAAGCTAAGAAAAATAATTAGAGAAGCTATACAAGAAAAGCTTAAACCACAAAGGCCAGATACACCTAGACTCTATAATCTAGATAGAGACGATATACTAGCTTTTCTATATTATTTAAAAGGATCAATTAGAAATAGAGTAAGTTTTGAGACAACTGAAAAGTATAGCGGATCACACGCTACAGTAGGTATTTTAGGGACAGATGGTCCATACAATGAAATATTTGTTTCTACAAGAGAACTAAATCTAACTAGAGATTTATATGATCCTCACAATAAAAAAATGTATGCTTTTACAAAGCCTATAATTAAAACATTTAGAAAATATAAAAAGTTAGAAGCAGGACAAAAAGTAGAGTTTAAATTAGAATTAATTCAAGTTGATGAAAAAAAACCTGATTATCTTTCTTATGAGTTAGATAAAATTCATTTTCTTGTTTTTGGTGGAACTTTTGATGAGTTTACGCAACAAGAAGCAGATACGCTTAGCTCTAGACATGTAAGAGTATTAGCACCTGAATCAATTCAAAGGTCTCCAATTAATTTAAGTCAAATTGGAGATGAGTCTATTAACGAACTAAATAGCTTGATTAAAAAAGTCAAAAGACATGGACGAAGAGGATTCTTTAAATTTATCTATCATCAAGTAGAACCACAAATCCAGAATATGCTTACTACTTTTTTTGGAAAGTCAAGCTTAAACGATATGACTCCTATGGAAGGAATCTTTGTTAACATGAAAAAAGGTGATAAAACTTTTGGTTTTAAAGTACCAACTACAGAGTTTTATCAAATACAAAAATTACAATACAGACTTTACGGTGATATTGTTAAAGAAAGAACTACTATTGAAGGTAGTGAGCAAAGATTTGATGAGTTGTATAACTACTATGAAAATGAAACGGGTCCTACTAGTTTTGGAGAAAGCTTAGACGAATATATATTGGGCATAACTAATGAACAATTTAAGCCAGTAAAAAACATAAGAAGCTTTTTTAACCCAGAAGAAGTTGAAATAATATGTAAAGCAATAATTGCAGCACAAAACTCTGAAGATGAAGACTATAAAGAAGAAATGTATAACAGTCTGCTTGATATGATAGAAGATGCTTGTAGAAAAACAAAGAGAAAAGAATTTGTTTGGCACAATATGTCAGGAGACGATAATTACAATATACCTTTAGCTTCACAAATAAGGAGATATTAATGGAACAAGAATTATATTATCTAGTATTAGAAAGACTAATGCAAGAGTTTAGCGGAGTCGGTGCTATTGGAGGAGTAGCTACACCTTTAGGCACAGGTCCATCAGGTAAAGTAAAATATAGATCAGGAAAAGCTAAAAGTAACTCTGCATATAAAACAAAAAAAAGAACTAAAAAATCTAAATCAAAAAATAGATCAGTTCAGTATTATCTTAAAAATAATTAAAAAAACTTATTTTATACTTTGACGTGTAAATTATAAAATTATGTACTATAATCATTTCACGATTGGTACAAAACAACAAATTAAAAAATTATTATTACAAATTACCAATTATTAAATTTAAAAAAATATTCATTTAAAATGAAAGGCAATAATTATGGCTATCGATTTAGCAGCAATCCGTAAAAAATTAAACCAACTATCTGGACAAAACAGCAAGAAGAATTCAATGTGGCGACCTGAAGAAGGCGCTGAGTCAACTGTTCGACTTATTGCTTACCCAGATAATGATGGACAACCATTTAAAGAATTAATGTTTTATTATAACATTGGCAACAATCCAGGACTTCTTGCACCGTATCAATTTGGAAAAGCTGATCCTATTCAAGAACTAATTACAAAGTTACGTGATGAAGGTTCTAAAGATTCTTATGAACTAGCTAAAAAGTTATATCCTAAAATGCGATGTTACGCTCCAGTTGTTGTTCGAGGTGAAGAAGAAAAAGGTGTTCGTTTATGGGCATTTGGCAAACAAGTTTATCAAACACTTCTAAATTATATGTTAGATGAAGATTACGGTGATATTACTGATCCACATGAAGGGCGTGATGTACGTGTTACATGTACTAAAACTCCTGGAAAAATGTGGACTACAACTGACGTACGACCTCGAGGTAAAGATTCTCCTTTGAGTGAAGACAATGGAAAAGCTAAGAGATGGCTTGATAATATTCCAGATGTTAACGACTTGTTTGAACTTAAGACTTATGAAGAACTAGAAAATATTATTAATTCTTGGTTAAACGGTGACGATGAAGAAACTAGTACTGGTACAACACGTGGAGGATTTTCTCAACAAAAACAATCATCTAAGAGTGATGATTCACCAGACGCTATTAGTGGTAAATATAGTTCTTTAGACGATGCCTTTGCTGACTTGGATTCTCTATAATTTTAAACTTATATTAAAAAGGAAATTTAATTATGAAAAATTTATTATGTTTCACTATAGTTGCATCTATTGTTATTGCTTGTGGGTCTTCTCCTGATACTTCATCGAAACTAAATATACCTAAATGGGCATCTAATCAACCTGATCTATGTGGGCTAGGAATTCAAAAAACTAGAGGTAATTTAAGTACAGATCGAACAACTGCTAATGCAAAAGCTAGAGCTGATCTAAGTAGACAAATTGAAACTAAGGTAAAGTCTATGATAAAATCATATTCAGCTACCGGCGAATCGCAAGGTGAAGATTTTACTGAAGAAACTTCAAAGATAGCAGTGGTAAACTTAAGTAAATCTACTATTAACGGAGCAGTGCCTAAGAAATTCGATATGAGGGATAATAATATCTACTCTTTAGTTTGCTTAAATCCTGGAGTTCTTACAGAAGCTATTTCAAACATGAAACAACTAAGCAGTGCGCAACGAAGAGCTCTTGAAAAACGTGCTCGACTTGCTCATCAAGACTTAGAAGATCAAATGCAACGATACGACGATTAAAGGATAATAAAAAACATGGCTAAAAAGAAAAAAGAAGAGCTAGATGATTTTACATCTGACCTTATTAAATCATTAAACAAAGAAAGAGGGACTCGAGTTGCTTATAACTTAAGCACAGATGAGTCACCAACTCATGTAAAGAGATGGATTAGCACTGGCTCTAAGCAACTTGATTACATTATCTCTAATCAAAGAGACGGTGGTTTACCTGAAGGACGCATTGTTGAGATTTTTGGTCCTCCGTCTATAGGGAAATCACATATTGCTACACAAATTGCTAAGTCTACCCAAAAGATGGGTGGAATTGTAGTGTATATTGATACAGAAAATGCAACATCTGTTGAAAATCTAAGAATGTTAGGTGTAGACATTACAAAAAGATTTGTGTATGTTGATACACATTGTACTGAAGAAGTTCTATCTATTGCAGAGAGCACTATCATTAAAGCTAAAGCAATGGACAAAGATGTTCCAGTAACTATTATTTGGGACTCAGTTGCAGCAACATCACCTAAAGCAGAGCTGGTTGGTGACTATGATAAAGAAAGTATTGGTCTGCAAGCTAGAGCTATATCTAAAGGTATGCGTAAGATTACAGGTGTAATTGCTAATCAAAAAGTGCTTATGGTTGTCTTAATCAAATTA